CGTATCTCCCTCATGCTCCCGCAGGGTGGACAGGCACTTCATCTCATCCTGCATAGTGAAGAGGTGGTGCTTCTGAGACCCAAGCATACGGTCTTGGAAGATCCTGGAAGATCGAATAGTCACATACCTTCGGGCCGTCTCAGGCATCTCCTCAAACGGGTAGAGGAGGACGATAGTTGTCTTCACATCAGACGTGAATTGGAAGGTGTTGTTGGTCTTGTCGAACAGCTTGTCACCTCGCTGAATCACATCACGATCATCATGAGTGACGTTGTTCTTCATCGAGGGGTCGTTGTCTACCCTCAAGACTTCTGCCGCCAACGTGATCTCATTAGAGGTGTTGGGGGACAAGGTCTGATCGGTGAGGGTATTGAAGTGCCATCCCTGACTCTGAACCTCTCTGGATACCTCAGTCAGAATGTTCCGGGCGATAGTCGCATCGGCACCCAGGGCACCGGTGAAGCTGTTGATGGGGGGCTCACCGATGGTGGACAGGATGGTATTGACTGCATCCAGTTCGGTTGTCTTTGCAGGCATGGCAACTCCTTGTGAGAAAAGAGGCGGACCCCCCGAAGGAGGTCCACCCCGTATGGAGACTCAAGATCTCTAATTATCAGGCAGTGATGATCTCGTAGCAGCACTCTTCACGGAGGATACCGTGACCCATGGCGTACTTCGCAAGCATCAGGGTGCCGAGGCGATCCATCTGGTACTCGCTCTCGACTGCAAGGTCCATGAGCTTGACCGTACCAACAGCCTCACTCTGGAAGGCCACACCAACGGTGTTGTATGCAGCGGTGGCAGAGTAGCCAGCACCAACGGTGCCAGTGCCATCGTGATCGTCATACACATCGTTGTTGATCAGGCTGTTCTTGAAGATCGAGCCTGCTGCATCAGTACCATTCGGGATATGGTTAGACTTCAGGATTCGAACACCCGAAACCTGAGTGACTTCGCCCGTAGCGATCGATCCCATACCACCGAAGTCGCTGTTGATGGCCGCATTGCCACTCTTAACAAGAGTGTAATACTGAGCAGGGCTCAGGACCATGTACCGACCTTCGGACGGCACGTTCTTTTCGTCCATCTTTTGGGCCACTTCTGCACAAGCCTCAACAAGCTCGTCGGCGGTGTAGGCAGTATCACCACCAGTGGTGTTGATCTGCGCACCGAGGAACTGAGTGGAGGTTCCAGAATCAACGTCGAAACGGTCCTTGTCAGCACGGGCACCCGCGATGACAGTACGAATAAGCGCACGGTCCGCATGATAGGCAAGCTCACGACCGATCTGGGTGGTGTAAGCCGCCCGAACGTCGTAGTGGTTCTTCGCCTCATCGATGTCCGCAATGAACGCCGTCGAGAGAAGGACGCCGTCGATGCTGATGGTCCGCTCGGCATGCTTGACCTGAGAAAGGTACTTTGATGCCGACGAATCTTCGGTAACCAGAACAGACTCACCAGGGGTGTGGTACTTGGCCTGCGCCGTACCCACGACGGGGAACTGAGCGGTCTTACCACTGCTGATGTTCCGCTGCTGAGTGAGCGGCATCATGATGTTGTTTTCCTCAAACACCTGAAGGATCTCACCAGAGAAAACCTTCAGGAAGAGGGCGTCAGCGTCACCACTGGTGTTGACTTGGCCGAGGCGACTAACTGTTGGTTCAGTATAAGCCATTTGAAACTCCTAAAATTGTTTTACTAGATACGGATTGATGGTCAGTATCGGTAACTAAGAGTTCTCAGTTATCCACCGCAGCGGGCCGGGTATCGTTAGATCCCTCAACATCGCCATCGATTGATCCTGCGTACCAGCCTTCTGGTATCAGAACCTTGTTGTCAGACAGTTCCCATGAACTGCCATTCCAATAGTAGACATGGCCCCTGACATCTGGACCCATCCGAATAAACCCTTCGGACTCATCTACGAATACGACTCTTGAAGCTCCGCACCCGGTCAACCCAACGCTTGCGGTCAGGAGACACAGGAGCGTCATGAGCTTCTGTCTTACGTTCTTTGAGATACCCCACAAACGGGGTGAGGAGGATGACGAGTATGGAAGCAAGTGCTTCATACACCGATCACTCTTCTTCCTCATAGTCAGCCTCGGACTTCTTGAGGTTCAGCCGGGCACCGGTGTATCCGAGAGCCACAAGGGCAGCGGAAACCAGTCCGACGACCTGACCCCAGGGTTCCGCAGACGGGATAACATCGGCAGCCACAAGGGCACCAACAAAGGCGGCAGCGGTACTGAGCCAAAACTCAGTGGTCTTATATCCAGGCTTAGACATGGGGTTCTCCTAAAGTGCTTTTGAATTCTGAAGACGACGGTAAACTTCGTTGCGGTAGGCGGGATCCTTCTTGTATCGAGGATCGCTCATGGCCTCCGTGATCTGGGCTCTTGACTGGAAGGTTGATCCAGAAGCAAGATCAGAAGAGGGCTCACCCTGCATCAACGGCTGCGTTGGCTGGGTGGGGGCTTGCTGACTGTAACGAGCATAGAGCCCGGCCACAGCCATTTGAACCTCCTGAGGGCTGCCGGCAACAAGGTCGTTGAACACATCGATCTCCTGGTCGGAGAGGTTGTTCGTCGCCCAGTTCAGCATGTTGTTGTAGTTGTCTTCGCCACCCACGGACTGGTAAACATCCTTGATGGCGGTCTCGGCCATGATCTTCTGGCCTTCAATATATTCATCAATGAACTCACGGGGGATGCCGGTCTCGGCAAGACGTGATCGGGACTCCTCAGACACGTCGCCGGTCTCATCGAACTCTTCGCTGAGAGCCGCAAAGGTTTCGGGGTCAACGCCGGCAGGTGCTTCCTCTGGGGTCTCTTCCCCAGCCCGTGACTTGGAATACTCCTGCTCAAGCTGCTTGTAGGCGTAGGCCATAGCTTCAGGAGTCTCGAACTTCTCAGGCAGCCACTCGGGACGCTCGATCACGGGCTCCTGAGGGGCTTCCGGAATGGCTTCCTGCATAGGCTCGGCCTGATCAGGTGCCATCGGCGGGGCTTCTTCAGCCTTGATTTCTACCTTCTGATAATCAGCCATCTACTGGGTCTCCTTGGTTCATTTGAGCAGCAATCTGTGGAGCCATAGACTGAGCCATAGACTGCTGCTGTTGTGCGGCTTGCATTTGAGCAAGCTCTTCCGGGGAGCGTACCAGACCCTTGGTATCAATGCCCAGGGCCAGGGCTCGCCTCTTCAGGTACTCACTTACATCCACATAAGTTTGAAGCACCTCGGGACCGAGGAGTTGACCGATTCCTGCAAGGTATGTATCAAGTCGGTTGAGATCGTTCCCTCGGCCGAGGGCTTCAATTCCTGTAATAATAACTGGTTTAATCTTGTCGTCTGGGAGGTTGGGCAGCGACTTCTCTCGCTTCATCTTGTTCATCACAAGGGTGACAAGGGGCATGCTCAACTCTCGGCTCAGGATGCTGTAGATGCCACCAAGCTGACGCTCTACGGCCTGGGTTACCAGTCGTACTTCTTCAGCGGTGACTCGATCAGCATTACGAATTGAGCCTTCAAGGAGCAGAAACGCATACGCGAGACGTTCCTTAATGTCGCGAGTCGTGTTGAGTGCAACAGAGAAATCGGACGCTTTCTGACTTTGAAGGACACTGACATCATTTGCATTACCCTCGCGAATAGCACCGTTGGGTGACTCAGAAAGTGTTCGGGCTCTGGTTGTCCCGTTGGGGTTGACAAGGAACAGAACCTTGGCTGCTGCTGCACTGCCTTCAACAATGGCCTTCGTCAGGCCCTCAAGGCTTTGCAGGTCACCAAGATATTGCTCAACGTATCCACGGCCATAGTTCTCAGAGTCAACTCGGCTCATCCTGAGGGGGATGAATGGAGCGTCTTCAGCAGCGAGAACACGGCGGGAGCCTTCGACCTCTTCGCCAGCGACTTCTTGGTACACCTCAATCTTCCCGTCCATGCGGGTGACCATGCCGGTGTACATCTCTACATGATCGTCGTATGAAGTCTTGTCGCCCAGCTTGTCCTTGATTACTTCAGGGAGCATGACTGGGGATACCGTCTCCATGAGGACGACCATACGCACGAAGCCCAAAGGACATCTCTTGACCACGTAGCGATCCAGGTGAACCACACGCATGTTGCCGCCATCAGGAAAGTACAGGAGAGCATTACCTGTGACGACGAGGTGTCGGACGGCGTCAAAGAGTCCGGTTCGGACACCTGAACGCTCGATCTCATCCATCATCGATCTCTCGATGTTGGCTAGGGAATCTTCGATCTCAGTGATGATCTTTGGGTCTAGGGCTTCCAGCTCTCTCTCCGTCGCCTCATCAAGCTGAAGCCTGAAAAAGGGGGCGTTGGGAGGGAGCAAAGAAAGAAGGAGGGCCGACGCTAGGTTGTTCACGCCACGGGCACCAATGCTTTGGTACGGGGTGGGGAACCGCCTAGATGATGTCGTACCCTCATCCGGGAGAAGGCTCGGAATAGTCAGGGCACTCGCGTCCCTACCACGATCCAAGTAGGACTGACGCTCACCTGAGCATTTGTGGTAGATGGACTTGAGGGTTTCCATTAGACATTGACTCCGCTTCTGTTGGAGGTATTCAGAGGGATCTTGAGCATCGCCTTACCCCGCTTACGCACAGCACGACGACGCCGGCGAATAGGACTCTCAGGGCGCATCTGCTCATTTTCGTTGATCTGGACCGAAGGGTCACTAATCACCGGAGGAGGGGCGATCGTGATTTGGGGAGGAAGTGGTGGAGGAGCCACCGGAGCAGGCGGAGGTGGTGGAGGGGAAGATCTACGGCCTACGCACATACGCTACTCCTTAATAAGGTTGTCTTCCTGAGCCTTCAGCTCGGAAATCAGTTGGTTAACAAGCTCCCGTTTACCTGCGTACATCCAGATTTCGCGTTCTGACCACGAAGGATCAGGACAACGCTCTGGAATTCGTTCGTTCAGGACTTCAACAAGAGTCGGATCTAGGGCTGGAATTCTCCTCATAGTCATCCTTTCCCTTTTCTTGGAGGTTGTACGCATAGAACAGGAGCGTGTAATTGATCATGTCCATGACCGTATCCTCGATTTTCTCATCAGGAACGGCGTAGGTGCCGGTATCGATGAAGGTGATCAGCCTCGACAGCTTGTCCGTCAGGCGGACCATGAACCCCCTCTTGGTGTCCGTGATGCCCAGCCGCTCCACTCGGGTGAAGTTTAGGAAGGGGTCGCCGGCGTCATCACCCCCGCTGTAGTCGTGGTTCTTCTTCTCCATCAGCTTCCGAGCCTTGAAGCACACGTTGTCGTGGAGCTGCAACAGCTTGTCTCGGTCTATCTTGGTTCCCATAGTATTACCTCTTCTTTGTTGTAGTTGAAATCAGATTGCCTGAGGATGCGGGCTACGCGGGCCTGGACGAGAGCGTCCTCCTCAGTAAGTCCCGCTTTCTTATATGCACCTAATACCTTGTCCCAGCAGGGGTTAGAACCCAGAATCCTCAGGGCAGTCTTAGGACCAACGCCCGGACAGCCCGAATACCCATCGACGAGATCGCCGGTGAGGGTCTGAAACAGGTGGTTGTAGTCGCCATCCTCCTCAGTGACCTCAGTGATCCCCTCGTCAGGCTTGTTGGGGTTGTAGTGCAGGCCGGGGATCTGGAGGAGATCTTTGTCCGTAGACACCAGGATCTTCTCAAACCGCGTCTGCCACAGGCGGGTGCCCATGAGCATGCCACAAACATCATCGGCCTCAAGATCCTCATACTCGAAGGTGTTGTAGGTTTCCCTGACATACTCCTTCAGGGTGAAGAAGACCACGGGTTTCCGGGACTTCTTCCGGTGGTACTTGTATGTGGGGAGGACTGTTTTCCTCCAGTTCTTGCTGCCGCTCAGGGCCACCGCCATCGTCACTGCGTTGGTCTTCTCTCTCAAGGACGCAAGTGCAATATCTAGCTTGAGCCGTGCTTCTTGAGCATCGGCATGAAGAGTCCAAAGGTCATCCCCCCAATGGGTAGGCTCCTCAACCGAAAGGCCACACTCCCACAGGAAGATGTCGCCATCAACTACAAGTGCTGTCTTCTTCTTCGTCATCGCTGATTCCATTCATAACGGCGATCTTTCCTAGCTCTATCAAGCCCAAGACACTGTGGAACGGTCCTTCGAAACCAACAGTGATGTCTTCAAGATCTTCCGTGCGGTTGGATGCCCCCAAGAACACCATGCAGTCGAAACGCCGGCGGAGTTCTTTGAGCATTGAGGTGGTAGGGACGTACTCAAGTGGATCCATATCTCTTCTTTCGCAGTTCGCGGAGGCGACGATCATTCGACGCCCTCATGGCTGACTTGACGGGGAACTTGCCGCAGCAAATAACAATCTCAGCCTGTGGTTTTTTATATCGGAGGTAAGGGAGCATCAACAGCAGTAATTCCACGGCCTTTTTACCGTAGATGCTCCAACGAAATACGCGTGTATTCTTCTTGATCCGATGAGTGACTGACCCCCCGAACATTGCTTCAGGCTCATACACCAATTCAGGAGACACTGTCTCCACTTGGATTGTCGGGGAGCCACGGAAATCCACATACCCCTCGCCATCAACGATGCCGGCCAACCACGCCACGTCAGTGGGTATCAGCCCAAGAGGCACCGATCTTGAACTCTCCGTCGAGGGGACACCGGAAGTCGTAGGGCTGACCGGCCTGGCGCATCGAGTGTACCGCAATCCTTCCGACATACTTCGCCTCACTTTCGGGTGCTTCGAATTGAACCTCATCGTGGACGTGCATTACTTGACGAGCGTGGAGACCGCGTTTCTTGATCTCCCTGTTCATCATAATAGTTGCCTGCTTCATAAGTATACTACCTGCTGACTGAAGCAACAGGTTAAGTGCTGAATGCTCTGATCGAATAGGTAGACGACGCCCATCGATAGCGGGGAGCCAGTCTTCTCTCTTCAGCCGGTTCTTGATTGCGTTCTTCAACCGCTTCAGTGCGGGGATGCCACTTTCCAGTAGTGACCTCATACTCCGCCCTTCACGCCGACCGCCACCAACAAGCTGGCCAATCTTGATGTCTCCCGCACCATACAGGGTGGCATACATGATGCCTTTACCCACACCCCGATCGACCCCCATCTTGTCGGCGTTGAACTGGTGGATGTCTCCCTCCTGGATCACCTTGATGTACTCACCCTCATCCCAGCGAGCGAGGTAGTGAGCAAGGCACCGCAGCTCAAGCCCAGACATATCACATCCGACCATGACCATTCCTGTGGTGGGCTTGAACAGCTCACGACACTCCTTGCCCCAAGGTGAGCCGAGAGCAGGCACCTGAGCCAGATTGGGACGGCTGTGCGAGCAGCGAGAGGAGATAGTCCCGATGGTCTCGACGTGTCCGTAGATACGCCCATCACGGCTGGCCCGGATCCAGCTCTCCCTACCTTCCGAGAGCTGGCCAATCCGCTTGCAGAGCAGCAGATACTTGGTGAGAACCTTCGCCTCAGGATACGTCAGGCTCGACAACACCGTCTCATCCACCTTCGGCCGCCCGTCGCCAGTGAACTCGGAGGGCTGCCAGTCATACATCTTGATCAAGGCGTTCGCGATCTGTAGCCGGCTGCCGGGGTTGAAGGGCACCACTCGCTTCTTCAAGGGACCTGGCTTCAAAGCCTTCTTCATCTTGGCGGGTGCATCCTTCTTACGCTCGAACCGTTCGTCTGTATCTGGGTCGAAGTAATACTGAGGAGTCTTCATGAACTCCTCTTGGGGAGGGAAGATCCTCTGTAGCTCACGCTCGATGTCGATCTTCTGCCCGATCAATTCTGAGTGCAGCTTGAATGCAGCCTCTTCATCGAAGACAACCCCGTTCATCTCTTGATCGATCAGGATGTTCCTGAAGTCTCTCTCCATTGCATAGACCTCAGGCAGGAACGTCTCGGCGATCGCGTTCCACAACCTCGCGTTCACCCGGACATCCTGCTTGCAGTAGTCGGCCATCTCCTCGGTGAACTCAGACCAATCAGTCTGCTTGCCGAAGTCACCCTTGTGCATCTTGAGGCGGTAGCCCCAGGCTTCAAGGCTGTATCGACCACGGAGCCGAGAGGGGAAATCACTGTCTTGGCAGTCCCCCTTGAGAACATCAGGGTTCATGATGCGGGATGCCAGCAAAGTATCCACGATGTCACAATCATCAAAGTTTGCGAGGGGCAACATCTTCTTCATCGCGGGGATGTCGAACCGGGTGATGTTGTGACCGACCAGACGATCTGCCAGCATCAACCGATGAACCCCATCTTGAAGTTTGTGGCCCTCCTCATAGTGGTCTGAATAGACATCCACGTCATCAGTCGAGGGATCCATGATCGCAATGCAGTGAATCACCTCCAGATCACTCAGCTCATCCCAATCCTCGATGGCGTTGGTTTCAATATCAAACACAAGATCGTACATTCGCGCCTCCTATTCGCTGAACGGGTTGTTGTACTCGTTGAGACGACCCGTGTTGGGGTTGTACTCAAGGGTCGCAGCCACACCCGTGGTGCCGGCGAACCTGTTCTTCAATACTCGGATCACTGTGTTCCGGGACTCCAGTGAATCCTGCTGGTTTCTCTCACAGCCAATCACGGCATCAGACAACTGGGCGATGGCATGGGAGCCTCGTAGTTGTGACAGTGAAGTGGCGGCACCCTCCTCATGGCCACGTCCATCTGGACGCTTCAGGTGTGATACCAGCACACAGTGGGCATCAGTCTCCTCGACCAAAGCTCGGAGCTTCGTCATCGTGGTGTCGATCATGCGACGCTCATCACCCTCCTCCAATGCCGACACCAGGATCGAAAGGTGGTCGATGAAGATGAAGCGACAGTCGAGGGCCTTGCACATATACCTGACTTGACCCAATAGTCGGCTTGGATCTTGAGATCCCCAGTGGTCATACAGCACCATGTTGCCGGTTCCGAGGATGTCATCGAACGCTTCCTTACGGGTCTCCTCAGGAACCTCATGCAGTCGGGTGTAGGGAATATCGAGGTGGATAGACATCAAGCATTCAGCCGTCTTCTTCACCGACTCTTCGAGAGCGATGTATCCAACCTTGTGGCCTTGGCTGACCAGTTGATACGCCAGCTCCCGACACACGCTGCTCTTCCCGATGCCCGTGCCGGCGGTGATGGTCACAAGCTCACCACCCCGCATACCCAGCAGGCTCTCATTGAACCCCTGCCAAGGATACTCCACCGACCACCCGGTCTCATCCTTGTTGATGTGATCCCATAGTTCGTCACCTGAGACGACGCCATCAGGCCGGAACGTCTTGGCTTCCCACAGGGCTTGGTTCAGTTCCTTGTGCTTACCCCGAACCAGGCAATCATTGGCATCCTTCTCGGGCAGGCCGTGAACGATCTTGCATTTACCTGGAGTAATCAAGGGGGCACAGGCCGTCGCCGCAGCACGACCCGCATCATCTTGATCGAAGCACAGAACGACTTCTTGGAATGACTCAAGCCACTCGATACTCTTGGTGATCGCCTTGGGAGCAGAGGCGGCACCGTTGGGGATGGACACCACAGGCCACTTGTTATCCAAGATCTGACTCACGGACAGGGCGTCGATCTCGCCCTCGCAGACGATGACACGCTTGCCATTGGTCTCCCACAGATGCTCACCGAACAGGTTCACAGACTTGGGATCGCCCAGCCAACTGAACCCCTTCTTGGAGTTGCGTAGTTTCTGAGCCTTCAGCATGCCGTTGCTGCTGTGATAGTTGGCGACTTGCACCGCCTGACCCTTGAACGTCGCGGTCCCATACCCCCACTTCTTACACGTCTCAATAGATAATCCCCGCTTAGTAAGGGGGATGTAGTCAATGTCAATCAAATCCATATGTCGAGCCTCCTTTACTACTGTCTCGCCGTCGCCCTTGCTGTATGCGCCGCATCCAGGTGAGAAACAAAAGCTGGATCCATCGTCGTACACAGCTAGGTTGTCGTTGCTCCCACATTCAGGACATGGCTCATGTCGTACGAAGTTCGCCATGCTTCAACTCCAGTTCAATCCTCGGTTCATCAGAGAACTCCTTTCTTGCAGTTACGCTCCTGATCAGATCATCATCTTTCCAGAGGATGTTGTTGAAGACATCGAGTGTCTTCAGATAGTTATCAATGTCACCTCGGGGTGCGTCTTTCTTGGTCGTCCGGGGACGGGTGCAGAAGAACGTCACATCGAGATGAAACACCTCATGGATAGGACAGATATCGGGGAACACAGCAGTCTCCAATATCTTCCCGGCTTCAGTCCTGAACCGGGTGTAGTTCTTGCCGTAATACACATGCCCCCGACGAGTGACACGGGGTCTACTCGCGGGGACAGGTGCCACAGGGAGCATGTACTTAACTAAAGTCGGCGTCGGCAAACGTGTCGTCCTCGGCCTCCTTGGTGAATTCGAATCCTTCCTCTTCAGTGAACCCAAGCGACTTGCCATCGCTGCCGGCGTACTCGACAAGATCAATGATCTGCACCGCCCGCAGTTGTAGGGACAGTCCCGCACCGACCATCGCGCTGTAGTATGGATAGATCGAGTAACTGATCTTGATCTTGCTTCCGCTGCCCACCGAGACCTTGTCTGGATCGATGGGAGTACCCTTGGCATCTACCAGCTTCGGACGCTGCGACCACTGCTGGCCCTTCTTGCCGGCCAAAGCCTTCATCTTAAACTTGAAGTCAAGCTCGCCAGTGGCAACGCCATCTACTTCAACATTCTTGTAGCTGATGCTGCCCTTCTTGACTTGCTTGCCCTGCCGCTTGTTCTCTTCAGCGTGGTGTTCTTCCAGCTTCTCTTCGAGCATGCTCAAGAACTTCTGTCCCGTCTCCGCATCGAGCCTGAGTGATGTCTCGTAGACGCCATCGGCATCGAACTTGGTTTCAGGTTGAGAGAGCTTCGGCCAGATCGCCTGCCCCGCTGGTGTAACATGAGTCTTCTTCATAGTGCCTCCATCATGAAAAATAGTAGAGAGCCTGTTTTACCTTTGACACATCCAACGTGCCCTGGAGTGGCGGCTCTGGTAAGTCAACTCCAGAAGGTAGCAGATAGCTGATTTCCCGGTGTGTGTCGGCAAGCACATTCCCCGAAAAAATGTTCTCGGTTGCTTCGCGTGCTGCGGCACTCAACGCAGGAATGTTCGGTGCGTGTGTTTCGTAGTCGTCGTGAATAGCCATGAAGTCCCTGACATCATCATCCAGTGCAAGGTTCACAGTCTCGCCGAGCAACCCCCCAATGCCATCCAGACTATGCACCCAGTTAGGTGCCATTGAATTGATGGACTTTCGCCGGGAGGGGTCGCCGCTGTCACGGCGGATCCGAGTCTGTCTGACCACACCAAACACGTTTGTCTTGATGTTCAGATGATCCTGTTTCTCGTAGTGCATGCGGACAGGAAGTCCGAGCGGCGTCGTCCATTGTGGAACCACACCGTTGTCGATGCAGGTGCCGGCGACCCCCTGCAACCATTCCATACCCAGCCGAGCAGAGCTGACAGACATGCCGATGGCTTCCCAGATCTTCTCAGCCAACCAGTTGCACGGGGCATACGTCTGATCACCAAACGGGTTCTCCTTGCCCTTCTTCAGCTGATCGTAGAACCACTCGGCGGTGTATTGCCTGCAACTGTAGAACGTAGAACCGTAGGGGAGGGTCATCGTCTGCCGCTTGCAGGTCTTTCGATCCAGGCCGAACGAGGCCCAGCCGGCAGCGAACTCATCGCCGGACTGTTTGATCAAACGCAAGGCGTTGTCACACACCTGCTGGTACAGGTCGTTGGGCTTGTCGCAGGGCAGGCAGTTGGTGGCTGCTGCACTGTCGGGATCCCTCAGAGCGAGAGCGTACAACTGCAACCCCTGGTTAGTTGCATCGATCCCGATGGGCAGAGAGGTTCGGAAGTTGGGGGTGGTCCGCATCAGGTGGTACTCGTTGGCTGCTGCCAAGAACAACCACGGGTCATCGGCCTGAGTCCACTCGTTACACTCGATCGGGTCTCTTCCAATGCTTTCAATAATATCTGAAGTGTGTTCCACCCATTTGATGCGGTCATCGTAACTGAGCTTGTCATGACCCCAGCAGTTGGCAAGGTGGATCATCAACCACTTCTCGCCTATCTCGGTCATGGGAACGCTGTTACCGAACAGGAACAGTGCCTTGACGTAGCTTGGGCCTTGCTGATTCAAGAAGTGGGGGGAGTAGTAACCACGGCCACGGAAGTCCATACTCATCGGGCTGTAGAACTTGTACCCGGTGAACTTCTTGGCGAGACCCAGCACCCTGAGGGCATGAAGACGCTTCGATCTCTTTCGTTCATTCTCGAAGTGTTGTCGGGCAGCCTTGCGACGCCACTCCCTACGTGAGTCTGCGTTCGTTGCGATGTCCGTAGGCTTGGAGGGCAGGGGCTCATCCTCAGAGGATACAAGACCATCTACCTCAAGTCCCCTCTGCCAGTAATGCTCCATCACATTCAGCACCATCGGGTTGATCATGAATGGTGTGGACTGGAGCTGGTTGATTGCCCGGTAGACCTTCGGCATGTCGCCAACTGCTGTCGTATCCAGATGCGTTTTATCCGTGGTCTTGATCAGAGGTCGCCGGCGGATCATGTCGGAGGTGTATCCCCCGATGAACACATTGGTCCAGGGCAGGGGCCGCTCGATCATCGGCATGAACACCGGATCAAGCATTTCCATAGTGGCATGGGCACCCTTCAACCATGCGTTCAGGTCATCCGATGCCTCTACCCACTGGACAGGCTTACCCCGCTGATCTTTGCGAGCAACAATCTCAATCAACCCCGTCGCTTGTCGCATCAGCTCAAGACACACGATGCCAACCCGTATCCTTTCCTCGTTATTCCAGCGAGGCAGGACCACGTTGTGGTATCGCAGCGTCTTGTCAATGAACTTGGCTTTGTTCTGGGCTGACTTGTAGCGATCGATCACCCGGTTCATCTGCTGCCACAGGGCGGTGTACTCCTCCTTGAGAGTGCGGTACTTGACCTCATCCTCGATGAGCCCACCAATGGTGGCGGCGGTCGTATTCAGTTTCCGGCCTTGGGATATAGAGTCGAGGGTGGATCGAGCCGTCAGGGCCGCAGCAACCTTGGCAGGCACCAGCTCAATATGAGGTAGTGCCCGGTGTCTTTTCCCTGCTGATGTCCTGGCGTGCCTGACCCACCGCTCGAACTCTACTGTGAGGGCTTCAATACTATTCTGTAGTAGCCGCTGCCCTGCGGGGTGAGTTGACTCAATGTTCAACTCGGTAGCACGTGATACCTTTGCTCTGTATCTTTCCGTGCCTTTGTCGATCATCTCTCGATCGAGATCTGACTGTCTCATTATGCTCTCCTGTCACGATCCGTGTCACAGGAAGCCTATATTCTGAGGATATCCGGAGGGATTGTGGGATTAGCAATCCGCTGCATTACCGCTCTGCCATCCCTCCGGGCTTGTTATTCAGGATATACGCTCTCAGTTAGAGGTTGAATCCTCCCCCGTGTCACGTGTCATGTCACACGGTATCAGATCTGAAATGTCTGCGCAAGACTCAAGTGTCTTAATGTCGTCGCGGGTCTTCTCAACGTCGAGGTGAGTATACCTCTGAGTAGTTGCGAGATCCTTGTGTCCTGCGAACTCCTGGATCCTTCTCATATCGACACCGTTCTGACTCAGCCTTGAACAAAAGGTGTGACGGATGGCGTGGATTGTGTCACCTTGACCCATGCCGATTCTGTCTCTGACCTGATGCCACTCCTTGCAGATGAAATCGTAGCTCATGTCGAAGTAGTACCCAGTCTTGGGCTCAGGGAGACCAGAGTACAACTGATGTAGACGATCCGTCATCGGGATGGCACGGCCCTGATCATTCTTGGTTTCCTCACGGCCAAGGATGAACATTCTCTTTCCGAGCATGACGTTGGATGTCTTGAGAAACATCACCTCACTGATCCGCATGCCGGTGTCGAACAGTGTCATCATCAGTAGGAAGAACGGAGGGTAGTTGGCTTCCCTGCATGCCTCCAAGATGATGCGTTGTTCATCCTCGGTGTACCAACGGAACCGAGTAGGGGGCTCACCCTGGCGAGGAATGTGGGGCATGCGCTCCAGCTCATCACGACGGTACGCATGCCTGAGTGCCTTGCTGAGAACACTGAGCTTCCGGTTGATGGTGCCGGGCCGATTACCCTGCCGCTCAAGCGTGACAACGTACTGATCTAGCTGGTCAGTGGTCAGGTCATTGACCCCCATCGAACCGTCCAGCTCTTTCAGTATCTTCTTGAGCCTGTTGCGGGTGGTGTGGTGGGACTTCTGTTTACTCCACACCATGTCATACACTTCCCAAAGAAGATCCTCCAGCTTCTTGCCGTTGATCTTCACATCTTCGGGAGTGTTGGGATCGAGGGGTAAACCCTCAAGTAGGCGGGCACGCGAGGTAATCTCATACGCTTCAGCCGCCTCCCGTGTCGGCAGGGTCTTACGGTAGCGAGTGCCACCGTGGACAAAGTCAACCTGCCAAGACTTGCCTCTTATTCTGATTGTCATGTCTGCCTCCAAACCGTTATCGATTATTGAATCTAACAGTTTCTTGAGTCTGCGCCAATCCCCCAACGCTTTCACCTCCGATCAGTACTCTCCAACACCCAATCAATACTGATATAGTTCTGGTTGAAATTTAATCAAGTAAAAAACCCTCCGACCGGCTGCATGGACAAGTATGCAGGCGCGTTCCGGTCGAAGGGCTCTGAAAGGAGGAGTAAGACCTCAGAAGTCGGGGTTGGAGGCGACCGAACCACCGAGGTCGGATGGAGTGTACACAACATCGCCATCCTCTGTGGTGTAGTCATCAACAATTCGCATAAGATTGTTGTCTTGGTGGTGCCGAGCAAACAACGAGCGACCACGCGAACGCTCGGTGAATGCATTGACCAGTGACCAGGCATTGCGGTCCTTGTACTCCTCGTAGTTGGGAGTAGACCACTTGTCCCACACATCCTTGACGCCAGCGGGGTTGATCACGTTGGCCCGCATCGCATCCATGATGATGTGGTCAGCCATGCGGTCAGTCATCTCAGTATTCATGAGACGATTGACAGTCTGCTGTTGGGATTGAAACTGTCCGAGCATGCGATCGACGCCGCCATACACCACCTTGTACAGATCCTCATCCACATTCTTCGTTTGCTTGCGGCGGATCTCGTTCTCCACATGGCCCATAGTCATGCCGTTGGTGCAGATGAGAACTTCAATGCCAACAATCAATCGAATACTGAGAGACTTGTCGTAGCTGTTCTGGATGAATAGTTGCCGGTTCATCTCCAACCCATTCACCTTGCCTGCCACGGATGAATGCTGAATGTTCATGACCGTCATGAACTTAGCTGGTGCCTCACTATCTTGGAGCTTGCCCTTACCTACGTAGTGCAGAGGCTCAGAGTGAGCGAACCCCGAACGATCCAGGGCATTGCTGACCATGTCGAACAATGCGTGGTGATCCTTGGGACGGTGAGTGTCGGTGAACGGGGGTGGAGCGAGGGCAGCCACCTGATCAGTGGTGTATGCCTTGCCCCAGTTACCCATGAGGTGTGCATCGGTGGGAGTAGGAATCGAAACCATGTTGAGTCTCCAATCAGTTGAGAGCGGAAGCACACGCGGCTTCCTGAGTCTTGACGTAACGCTTGGCACTGCGGCCATGCACATAGATTGAAATGTTCTTACGGATGCCAGTAGCACCGGAGCATAGCCGGCATCGCTCACACGTTGTACGCTTGCCTCCTTCATCAGATGCTGGGCACAGGATCTCATCAGAGTTGCGGTCCTGTGCGGGTGTCAGAATACGGAATGTACGGTATCCCAGTTCATTTGCAAAGTCTTTCTCAGCAAGTGTCTCGACCGAAGCCATCAAATACTTGCGGTAACCACGATCACACCACTTCCATTGATGTGTGTAACCCGTGTTGCCTCGCCACTTTACAGCCATGAGTTCATCGAGAACATCGAGGGGAATCATTGCAGGATCACCGTACGATCCCAATCGAAGAGACCTGTACTCCGCATAGTGCCGAGCGAAGTCAGCGGGTGAAACCTGGCGATAGTTACCACGCTGCCATGACTTCCAGATCTGCTGCGGTGCCTGCCCGACGTTGACATAGCAGGTGGACCCTCGATGAGGGCACTCGCCGCAGATGCTGGTGTCATCATCAGACTTGACAGCATCAATAGGCAGGAGATCTTGGCGGAGGATCCAGGTCTGGATCATCGGGCCGGTCTTGCGGTTGGTGGTTTGAAGGGTGGCAATGAAGACAATGGGAGACCCATCGAATGCCGATGGACCTCGCCACAGTTCCAAGCCACCACGCTCGGGTAGCTGGTTGAGTTTGATGATGTTCCTTTCAGATTACTTTCGATTTCACACGATACTCCGGGAACCCACAATTCTCAGGGAGGGGAGTGATGCGACAGT